CGGACGAGCCGATCTTCGCGGAGTTGCCGGGCAGATTCGTTCCATTTGACTCATATTTCGTTTTTTCAAGCGTGAAATCAATGCACGATTTCAAGAACCCTTTAAGTCCGAGTTTTGCGCCGATGTGAATTTTATTTGTTGCACGCTTTTCTCCATCATTCCATACCTGCCCCAATGCTTCTACTTCCGCAAATTCAGAAAAATTTCCGTTTTCATCCACGAGGTCGTAATGGTTCAGAACCTCCCACGGGTCCTCGCAGAAATGCATGACGCCTTTGTGGCAGCATCCCACACCGTGCTCCTCATATATCGTGTTTTCCTCGTACTGTTTCCCTCTGCAGGAAAAATCTTTCTCGAATCCCTTAAAACCTTTCATTCCCATTGCCTTTTCTCCTTTCATGTGCTATGATGATGTTGTCTTTTTATGGATGCCCTTCGTCTCTCCGGAGGGCATTTTTTACATTCTCAACCACATCTGGAACACTCTGTCTTTCTTCTTTTCCGCCTTTTCGGCTTCTGTTTTCTTTCTCTTCTCCTCAGCGTCAACCGCCAGAAAAGCAAGATACCCGAGAATCATCAGTGAAAAGCACCAGAAGAACCCGCCCCAATTGATATTGCTGATGGCCACGAGTGCCGTAACCCACAGAATCACTTCTGCTGCTACAATTTTTTTCTTCAATGCTTCGCCCTCCATTTCTCCAGCTCCACTGTGTCGAACACAAGCGGGCTGTTTTTCTTCATCGGGTTGATTTTCCTCACAACCCCCGCCGGTGCGTATTTCTCGGCGCGCTCGAGCACTGTTTCCCCCAACAGGGGATTCTGCATTTTCAGCAGTTCAGATTTCCGCATATACCGCGCCGGATACGATATCCGACTTTCTTCTTTTTCTTTGATCCGGACCTCTCGGCCCAGAAACATGAAAATCATTTTTTCTGCTTCTGCTTTCGTAATTTCTTCCATCCGGGGAACCTCCTTACTACATTACCAACACGGCCGCCACAACCGTTATCAGCGCCACGAAAGTTACCAGCCAAGCGCCGAACCAGAATTTTGCTTTCTTTCTGGCTTCCCGTATCACCTCAACCGCGAACTCTTCCGCCTGCTCCCATGTCGTTTTTTCCATGTTTCTCCTTAGCTCTGTAATTTCCACCGATTACGTTTCCTTTTTCATCCAGCCAATCCCACAGGTAGCGGCCTTTCCCTCGCAATTCCTTTGCATTTCCATCCGGCGTATTTCCCCGCTCCGCTTTTCCCTAGCGATTCAATGTCGTGCTTAGCCCCGCTCTTCCATCGCTGTGATAACTTTGTTGATGAAATATTTCTGTCCTTTCCCCGTCACTTTCGGGGTGCGGCTGATCCGAACGCTCCCATTCGGCTGGGTGATCGTCGACTCTTTGATCTCCATAACCTCGAGATCCATGCTCTTCTGTGTCGGCATATTGTAGCTGGCTCCGTCCTTCCGGATCAGATAACCGTTTTCCCGCATCCACTGGAAGAGCCGCTTCTCGCCGATGTCAACCCCGTTCTGCTTAATCAGCTTTGCGAGGTCGCCGATCAGAATTGACGTTTTGCTTGCGCTCACCGCGTCCGCGAAAATCTCCTTCGGTCGCATCCGCTCAATCGTCTGGTTCTGCTCCTCAATGGTTTTCTGTGCTTCGAGGACTGCCAGAGCCAGCAATTCCTTTCCTTGCGGTGCGGTCTGCTGATACCCGCCGGTCTTCCGTATCGCTGGAAGAACCTCTGCTGTCACCCAGCGTTTGAATTGTTTTGCGCTCTCCAGCTTGCTACCGAAGATCAGCGCATACAGCCCGGACTCGTTGATGAATGTAAGCCCTCTGTTTGGGAAATCCTCTAATGTCGCGATTTGCGACTTTAGGAAAAGCCGTGCATCTTCTCTCGCTACGTGCTTTGCAATCGCATCCCGCGAGTTTCTGTAACCCAATGCGGTTGTGATGTCGGTAGCATTGAACCACGGTTCGCCGTCAATATTCACCGCCCGGATCGCTCCGAACTGGTCTGAGTAGAATCCTTTCAACTCGTTCATGCTTCCACCTTCTTTCTGTGGTCAAGAAAAGCTATTTTGCGTACTGAGCAGCGCTTGCGATGCTCAATATGTTTTATATCTTTTTCTTATTCTCTTTCTTATTCTTATTCTAGGGGCGTTACTGTGACGCTACACCTCTGTTAGCGTAACGTTATGATAACGTTACTAAGCAAATTGCAATGACCCTGTTTGCGTTTTGCTATTTAATATTTCTCGTTCCAATGCCGGATGCGTCGGTAAAGTTCATCTGCCGCAGCGACTTTTTCAAGTTCTTCTTTGGTGATCGGCCGCGGCTCTCCGGCTTCCAGTTTTTCGATTTTCTTTTCCAGATCTGCGATTTTTCCGAACAGCTTTGCACTTGCATACTCTTCACTTTCCAGATCGTCCGCCAGATGTGGCAACGAAAGTAACGTTTTCAAGATTCCCATAGTCTTTACACCTTTCGTGTGTTATCCTCTTTATGAGGAGGTGAAATAATTGAATATTTCGAATGTTATCAATCTTGTATCAGTTGCTGTCAGTGTCACAAGCGCCATATTCGCGGCGCGTCAAACCAACGTTGCAAACCGAATTGCTCAAGAGCAACTTGACGAAACCAAAAAACCTAAACTCGGTATAGTCACTCAGCTCGAAAGCATTTCCCGTTCCATTCGTCACATTGATGACACTGTAGAGAAACTAAAAAAGATTGATGATCTGAACAACCAGTGATACGAGTGATGCCGCAAGCATAACCAGTGAGCCAATGTGCGCCCTTCTCGTACACTTAACGATTTTCTCCCATGCTTCGATACGCCGCAGGTCGTCTTCGTCAAATTCGTACTCGCCGGATTCATCGAAGCATGGATCTTCTACATCTCTATTCACTTCTTTTCCGCTCCTTATGTTTTCTGTAACCGGGCTTTGTCCGCTTCTTCTCTATCGCGAAGTGCCGAAAGATAGATGATGACCATGTTCTTACTGTCTTCTGGCAGTGACATGAAAATATCTGCAAATTTCTTGCAATCTTCTTTATCTTTTTCTGCTACCATGTACTCACCTCCTTTGTACTTTGTACATTCTCAATATAGCACCATGTACATACTTTGTCAACATGTTTTTTCGTACTTTGTACGATTTTTTCTATTGATATTTTGCTCATTCTGGTGTAAACTATCATTAGACAGGAGGTGAAAATGTTGCATGAAAGATTGAAAATGCTGCGTAAAGCCTTAAACATAGGTAGCCAGCAAAAATTCGCAAACGATCTTGGGATATCGTTTTCGAACGTCTCAAGTTATGAGATGGGAAGGCGAACCCCTTCTGATGCCGTCATTAAATTAATTTGTGAGAAATATAATGTGCGGGAAGAATGGCTCCGAGATGGAGAAGGTGAAATGTTTCGTGATGTTGATGTAGACTTCGGAACTATATGTGCTGAAATCGGAATTGAAGACTTGAAAGCCAAAGAAGCAATTATGAAATATTATCATCTGTCAAAAGAAGACAAGGAACTTTTTTGGAAGTTCATGGATCGTTTTTCGAAATAAAAGAAGCAGGGGTCAGTTCCCCTGCTTCTTATTTTCCGCGTATAATCTTTTTACAAAGCCATAAATCATATCAATGTACGCTGGATTGTAAATTTCGTCTACCATTCGTTTTATTTCTTTCTTTTTGTCTTCCGGTTGTTCATCTCTCATGATTATGTACCTCCCTGACAGTCTCAATCAAAATAGTGATACCACGATTACAGAATATTCGTTCGATAATGTCAATCGTGCGCCACGTATCTGCCTATTTCGATATACAGAATCGCTAATTTTTCAACTTTTTTCTCCCCTCCTTATTGACAGTTTTTAAAAATATGATAAAATTTTCCGTATAACATCTTTATATTTATATTACACCGGATACCGCACAAGATGTTGACGTAATTTCATGTGTGCTTGCTCTTTTGCTTAATAATTTTCGTCAGAATCTTGATACAAAGGGGGAATTTAAGGTGACTACAAAGAAAGAGATGTTAGACACATTTGCGGAAAATCTGGAAAAAGAGCGCATAAAACTCGGGTATACTCAATGTGACTTCGCGCAAAAGCTGGGAATTTCGGCATCTTCTTACCGGAACATCATTTCCCGCCGCGTGGACACGTTCAGCATCATGCTTGCGCCGAAACTCTATGAGCTGACAGGAAGATTCTTATACGAGATGTTCGGGCAACGCAGTATCGAGATTGAAGTGCTGAATAAATTCCGCAAATTAACAGATCGGCAGAAAGCCTACATAAACGCCAAAATAGAATTCGAGCTTGAGATGAAAGCCAAAGAAGAAGACCCTGCGAACATGTTGGATGTCCTGCTTCTGACAGGAAACATGGAAGATGGGATGGTTCTGGATTCCGCACATGAAGAGCATGTGTATTGCCCGGAATATATCAAGAAATACGGAGAGCGGCTGCACTGTGGCATCCGGATAACATCGAACCACTTACATCCCGTATATATCAAGGGCGACATCATCGGAATCTCGAAGCGGCCGCCCAGGGACGGTGATACATTCGTCCTGGTCAATAAAAAGAACGGGCGGGCGTACATCCGTAAATTTATCCAGTCGGAACCGTGCAGAATGGAGCCGATAAACGGGTATGGGGATATCATAACCATAGATCCCAACAACCCGGACGAGATGAGGGAATGGGTTATATTTGGCGTGGTTATAACGGTTCTGCGCAGATAGGGGGAGTCAATATGGCAGAGACAAAATATTGCAAACATTGCGGACAGGTTATTGACGCGGATTGTGTCGTGTGTCCGAAGTGCGGAAAGCAGGTTGAGGATCTTAAAACAGATCAGAAGAACGTTATTATTAATAACAACAACAGTAGCAGCGCATCCTCTTCTGCTTCTTCATCAGCAGCGGCGAGTGCAAGCCAAGGAGTATACGTCACAGGAAAGCCAAAAAATAAATGGGTTGCTTTCTTCCTGTGCCTTTTTACTTTATGCGGACACAAATTCTACGAAGGAAAATTCGGAATGGGTATCCTGTACCTCTGTACCCTGGGGATTTTTGGAATCGGCTGGATTATCGACCTGTTTACGATTTTAGGAAAACCGAATCCGTATTATGTATAGATAATAAAAAATGGCCTAACAGACTGTGGCGCAATCTGTTAGGCCTTTCATAAGAGGTTACTCCCCGGAAGGAATAATCTAATCTAATGAACATGATTATGTTATCACACTTCCGGCGGCTTCGCAAGTGGAACGGGAAAATTTTCGATTTTTTTCGACTATTTTTTCCCGTCTGTTTGCGGCCGCTTTTTTGCACCCATTTTGCGCCGTCTCTGTGGCTTTTCCAGCCACTAAACGAAAGGAGCCTATAGATGGCAAAGGCGAAGTATACAAAGCAAAAGAACGGGTATTTTCAAGCCCGTGTGTGGGATGGAAGTTATGTTGATGGGAAAAAGCACTATATTACGATCCGGTCGAAGAAAAGCAGTAAGGATCTGGAAGCAAAGGTGGCAGCCTACAACGACAAAATTAAGAACCTTGAAGCCGTCCGAGATAAAAACATCCTGTTTCTGGACTACGCCGGGCGGTGGCTGACAGTCTACAAAGCCGAAGCAACGAACAACACGAAGCGGATGTACCGGAACATCATCGAAAAGCATCTGCGGCAGATGGACGGCGTGCGGCTCTGCGATGTCCTGCCGATCCACTACCAGACAGTCCTTAACGACGCGGCCGGAAAGAAACGCATTCAGCAGCAGTTACAACTCACGTTCTCGCAGATCATGAAAGCTGCGGTGCATGACCGCCTGTATCCAGCCAACTTGCTCGAAGATCTCAAGGACGTGATGAAGCCAATCGACTACAAGGCAGATGAAAAGCGGCCACTGACCATAAACGAGAAAAAGGCGATGCAAGACGCTGAATTATCCCCATCTGATCGAATTTTTGTGGATATCTTGTACTGTACCGGATTAAGATGTGGAGAAGTGCTCGCCCTTACTCGGTTTGATATTGATTTTTCCGAAAAGATCATCAACGTGAACAAGGCCGTTGAATTTGATGATGCAGGGAAACCGAGCATCAAAGAACCGAAATCGAAGAACGGATTCCGGCAGGTTCCAATTCCGCTGCAGCTCTATACGTCGCTGGAAAGCTACGTGCGGTTCTGCATCAAGGGAACGCTTCTGTTTTCCATGCAGGACGGCAAAATGGTGTCTAAATCCTCTTACCGTCGGAAGTGGGAAAGAATCATAAAGGAAATGAATAGAGTCGCCGAAAAGCCCGTCTGCGGACTCACAGCTCATATTTTCCGCCACAACTATTGTACTTCACTCTGCTACCAGATCCCGCGTATCTCAATCAAGAATATAGCGTCTCTCCTGGGGGATGACGAAGCAATGGTTTTGAGGATTTACAATCACATCATGCTGGAAAAAGAGGATACCGCCGGAGCGGTAGAAGCTGCTCTTTCCATGTGATACGAGGTGACACGAAAATGACACATTTACATTCCTTTACATACCCTTACAATCCCTTACTTTGATTTTTCAATAATTTCATTTCGACAACGCAAAAAGGCTGAAAACCCTTGATTTTACTAGGGTTTCCAGCCTTTTTAATTAGTGAAGCATCGGGGATTCGAACCCCGGACAACTTGATTAAAAGTCAAGTATCCATACCTCTTATTCTGCCCGCAAATACGCCATTTTCCAACGATCCCATGACACGAAAATGACACATTCAGATCTTAGCACATTGTGTCCATCATGTCAAACAAAAAACCGCGCCATTTTTTGACACGGTTTTATTTTCTTTCAGAAGAAATTATTATTTCTTTCGTTTTTCTTCTGCCAGATGCTGATCATAATCTGTTGGTAATACACGCCATCCTTTATAAGTTAAACATGGACGATTTTCTCCTTTGATTTTTCCCAGCATTGACCTTTTAACTCTGCTTAGCCCAGCAATCGTATTAAAAAATTCTTTAGAATCTGGTTCTACTCCAAATTTATCACAATTTTCTCTAAGCCAAAAAGTCAAAGAATGAACATGGAAATGTTCTCCTTCCGGGCTTATTAGATGCCAATCTATCGCAGCTCTATTCGTTTCAAATCTTCCGGATTTTGGGCTTTTCTTTGCTGCTTCTGTTGCTTTTCTTTGTATCTCCGCATTTCGAGGATTCTTACGTCTTGCATCCGACATTTTTTGTTTAACATCCTCGGAGCGTTTCGCTCCTTTGTGTGTCTGGCTTAAATGTATCAGCCTGCACTCCCTTGAGCATGTCACAACATTACGAGATGGGGTGCAATAAAATTCCCTTCCACAAATAATACACTTCTTAACATTTTTGCTCATTATAATACTACCTTCTCAAATCATCTTCAATCAAATCATTTAAATACTGATTAACGCTTTTCCCCTTTTTCGCAGCCCTGCTTTTAATAATTTCTTTATTTCCTGCCGGAATCAACAAATTTATACGATCATATTTTTTCCTAATAAAGTCATTCACATATTCAGTTTGATTAAATTCTTTATTCATATTTTCCCCTTTCATCAGACATATCTCTGCCAATTATCATCTTTATTTTTTCTTTGAATTTTACAAATTGTATCGTATCCATACCATTTTCCATTAAACCAACACTGTCCAAAATCACCCCAATTAAAATAAATGCTTACGTAAAGATCATTTATTTTATCTCTATTTGAAAAATCATTTTCAGAAAGAAATTCTTTTCTTATTCTTACCATATCATCAGAACCATCAACAGTCAAAAATCTAATCTCCCAAAAATCTTTTAACTCCAAAATAATGTATCCATCTCGACAATCAACATCCAGTTTTCCTTCAAAACTTCTGTAAACTTCTTTGGACATGCTTTTTCCTCCCATTAGTGCATCAGCGAATCCGCAAGTGCTGTTGCATCTCTACAAATTCTTCCGTTATTGTTCTCGTACACAGGCAGATCATCGACAAAAATCCTCAAAATATTTTTTCTTTTGTTGTATCTTCCAATTTTCTTTTTTCCGGTGTATCTCGTCCACCCATCAAGATCCTCGTAATAATCTGTCATATCATATTTTACATCATTAAAATTGACATCTTTGCCAAACATTTTTTTGTATCCTTCGTTGGCCATCGAAAGAAATTTATTTGCAAGTTCGATTGTGAACACTTTTCCATATCCTTTTTTTACAGATACTGCCCAACTTGCTTTACATTCTCTTCCGCTTTCATCCCATTCATTAAAATATGCAGTGAAATATTCATTTTCATTTAAATTCTTTGCTTCCGAACTATTCATTATTACCACTTTTTCTTCCATTTTTGCTACCACCTTTCTGATTTGTTTATTTCCTTTCTGTGATTATATATTAGCACATTATACGTATAATGTCAATATATTTTACGTATAATGTGCATTTTTTGCAAATAAAAAAGCCGTGCCATTTTGACACGACTCTTTTTTTATTCGCAAAACGCGATATCGGCGCCTGCATCGCCCTCATACTCTTCTGCGGCCTCCTCCGCCTCTTCGTAAGTTTTGACTTTTGCGATCGTTTTCCGCGTTTCTTTGTCGACCACGAAAATTTCCATTGGAGTAAACTTCCAAATATCTCCGCCTCCGATCCACTCGCCGTCTTCGTCATATTCGTTTTCCTGGATCGAAAACTCTTCGACCGTGAAGAGGCTTCCGGATGCGCAAACATCCGTTTTGTATTTTTTCAATTCCTTTTCGGCTTCCTCTTTGGTTCCGAATGAAGCAATTTTTTCCGGATCCACATCGTACATCGTGCATCCTTCCTTGATTTCATCCCTTTCTTTCCAGCTGATTTCTGCTGTTGTTTTTACGATTTCAAATTTTTTCATTTTCTTATCTCCTTTTTTCTCTTTACTATTTTTTAAGTCATTGTCGATCAGTTCATTTATATACTGATTGACACTTTTTCCTTTTTGTGCAGCCCTACTTTTAATAACTTGTTTGCTTCCCGCCGGTACAACCAAATTTATCCGATCGTATTTCTTCTTTATGTAATTGTTGATGTATTCAATTTGATTAAATTCTTTTGTTTCTCTCATAATTACCGCCTTTACATCGATTTAATATCCAAGTTTTTGCATTCTTTCAATGTTAAATTTCCAATAAGTTATTACCGATGTACCATATTTCTTTATAGCATCTTTTTTTAATTCTTCACTTGTGAAAATTAATTCAAGTTTTCTTAAATCATGAAACAATTTTTTACTCATTATCGGATAATACCAATCAAATCCTCCAACTTTTTTAGTAACAATTTGATAACAAGCTCCGTTATCTAAAATTAGATCTTTTTCATCAAGTTCAATTATATTTCTACCAACTTTTAATTTTACCATTTTATTATCACCTCTTCCAATCTTCCGAGTAAATATTTCTTTCATCAATTATTATTTCGTTTCTATGGTTATAATATATCACATATTGCGCAATATGTCAATACATTTTACGTAATATATTTATTTTAATTTTACCTTAAAAAATGGCAATAAAAAAAGGCGTAGGGAAAATCCCCACGCCTCTTGATATCTTTTATATTTTTTTACTGCCGATTGCACCATTCCTGCAGAGCGCGTACCATCGCTGACGGGTAGCTGATCACGCCGTCTACCGGTGTGCCGAGTTTTTTCTGGAGCGCGCGGATGGTCTGCGGTCCGAGGTATCCGTCTGCGGTCACTCCTGCCCATCTCTGCATGGCCCTGATCAGATCGGATCCGCCGGACAGCTTGCCAGACCATTCGGCCGCCGCGATGCCAGCACAGTATTTTTTATTGCTCATAGGCTGGTCACTGATCACGCCGTCTACTCCGGTTTTAAAAATCTCCTGCAAGCGTTTGGTCAGCTCCGGTCCCCATACTCCATCAACCGAAATCGCTTTTACGGTCGATTCTTCTTTCGGAGCTGCTCCGCCGTAAGTGCAATACTTAGTATGGCAGTTAATCCAGCCAGCACCGGAGAGCAGCCGTCCCCAGCTTCCATTCTGAATTTCTGTCACCGTGTAGCTGCCGCGGTCTTTGATCGTTCCAACTCGTCGGCTGTCTGCGTTCGGCTGCTCTCTAATATTAAGGTCGGTATTGACCTTGTAAATACCAGGCTCATACTTTCCGCTTTCTGGCTGTTCGACCGATGCCGCGTCACTGATCAGGCTCTTAAACCGCTCCCAATCCCCTCTCTCGATGATCTGGCTCGGGCAGTGCTTGCTACAGATATCGTAGTGGCGGTATACGCGACTTGCCGGAATGCCAGTCTCCCGCATGATCTCTTTGACGACCGCTACCGTGTTCTGAAACGCTTTTTCGTAATTATATCCCGCCTGCACGCACATCTCAACGCCGATGCTGCTACGGTTGCCGTAGCGTCCAAACAGGTTATTACCGCCGTAATTAACCCCGACGTGCCAACACCCACGGCTGTGCGGTGCCGCCTGATAGGCGGTGTCACCATCATCCACGTAATAATGGGCGGACATATTCTGAAAATTGCCGTTATACTGCGCTCGTGCGTGTGCCAGCGCGTCTGCTCCGGCGGCGAAGTTATCCGTGTTGTGGACTACGATACATTTAGGATCGTTCTCACTGTAAGTGTTCGTGTTACTGATTAATGATCTGTCAATTCTCATTTGTCGATGCTCCTTTTCCCAAAATTTGAATTCTTAGGAACATTGTACTCTTTTTCTCACGGCTCTTTGTAGGCTTGTTAGACTACGTATCGGTGATGGCTGTATCTTACGTTTTCCTGCGTTACTTTTGCGTAGATCATCGTGGTACTGATCCGCGTATGACCGAGGAGTTTCTGCAGATCTGTCACGTCCATGCCGTGGTCTATCGCATTTGTAGCTGTGGTGTGCCGGATCAGATGAGGAAATAGCGGTCTCCCGATGCCGGATCGCACGCCGATGTTGTGGATGACCTGCTCTATAGCTTGCTTTTGCAGAGCATGGTAAGGCTTACGTATTGTACAGAAAACGGCATCTGTATCGTCTTTTCTGGTAGCCCAATACTTCTGCAGAGTGTATTCTGCGCGGGCGTTAAGATAAGAAACTCGGTGTTTGCGGCCTTTTCCGAACAATCTGACTTCTTTCGTGGAGAAATCAATATCTTCTTTTTTGAGGATCGCCATTTCCGAAACACGGCATCCGGTACTGTAGAAAAACTCGATCATTGCTCTTTCTCGAAGATCAACGCACGCATCCCGTACCATTTTCATCTCGATGCCATCAAGTGGCTCTCGCGGCTTCTCCTCGTACTTAATGGCGTGGATTTTCGCACATGGGTTCTCCGGAATGTAATATTCCCGACAACACCAGTCAAGAAACGTATTGATAACGATGCGCTTAGTGTCAATGGTATGATCCGAGTTCTTCCCAACCAGCCCGTACAAATATAAGCGGATATCGTTTGCCGTGATTTTCTCAACTGGCTTGCCGACGGCGTACAAAAACTGTTCCAGATAACATTTGTAAGTTATAAGCGACTGCGGACTCATGCCCTCAATCTTTTTCGATACCATGTAGACCTTATAGCACGCTGGTAAGAGATCATCCGGAACCGCTACATCCCTGCACTTCTTTTCAATATTGTAATCGTCCGAAAAGATCTCCAATTCGTTAAGCACCACTTTCATCTGCTCAGGTGTGAGCTTGCCGTTCAACTTTGTAATAAACTCGGTCGCAAAATCTGCCATAAAAAAACCTCCTTTTGTGGTTCACAAAGGGAGGGTATTGTGATATAATAATACACGTACCCTTTGTGGTGCAGTTTGGAACCGGGTGTGTCTTTGGTCGGATAGCCCGGTTCCTTTTTTAGTTGTGCTTACATTATACCACGTTGTTTGAAAATAGGAAGTCTTTTTTCAAAAAAGCAAGATTTAAGCAAGATTTTTAATAAATTAAATCCGCAATACAGACATAACAATACAGACATAACAATTGATTGACAAAATTCGTCTGAAACTCTTACATGCTCACAAAACGAATCCAACGAAATATTATCTACATTTGCTATATATCCAAATGATTTTGTGATTGGAAAATATTGTACATAAAATTTCATTTTAATTACCTCACATCAAAGATTGTAATTACAATAATTAAATATGGTGTACCCTATAATCAGATAAACATTATTTGATATCTCCATTTATCTTTGCATTTAAGATAGCTTTCAGATATTCTTGTGGATTATCTTTTGCAGCCTGGAATCCTCTTTTCTGTCTCTGAATATCATCTAGTACAAGCTTATACTTTGGACTACTACTTACTTCATTTCTATATTTTTGTACCTCTTCACGAGTTACAATTTCTTTATCCACCAGAATTCGCAATACTACTTGTACATCAACTAATGCTTTCATAATAGTTTCCTGCATCTGTAATTCATGCAAGGCTTCATCTGGTTTATAATAAGAATCATTGCTTACCGCCAATATTTTCACCTCCAAAATTTCTACCCATTTTTATCACCACAATTTACTTGCTAAATTCTTACTATATATTTTATCTTTTAATCTGTAATATCTTGGATTATCTTCTTCTAAATGTTCCAAAACAGAATTTAAACAATGTTTAAGTTTGTTGTCATTGACAGTCATATCAGAAGTATTAATTTGCCATGTTACACCAACTTTTGAAAAACATATATAGATATTAAAATACCAATTGTATTTTCCAAACTCATCCACACAGTCTTTTTTGTACTCATATACTTTCTTCTTATATAAGATTTTTGCCAACTTAATTCTCCTTTGTATACTTTTCTTTTACTGGAAAAAGCCATTTTAATCCCGAAAAAGGAATGTGATATAACTCACCTTTGTCTTCGTTGTATAAATCAATATTACCAGAATTACTATACTATTTTATATTTCCATCAACATCTTAATTAACGAAGAAAAACGGACGAACACTATAAGAATAAGAAGCGCCGCCGTCGCCCGCACCACCGTAGATGCCCCCATTAGCGAAGTTAGTCGCACTCCTAACACCACGGAACCAATAGTTGAAGCGACGGTGAATATATTCAGGAGCGAGAGCGAACAGTGGGAACTGAGAGTTGATACATCCAACTTCATATCCGCTATTAGCCCATACAGTTGTTCCGTACACCATAACCTCAGACATCAGTTCAACTTTACAGTCATACCAAGTCCATCCAGAAGCCTGTCCGTTAGCGGTTGCGTTCGGCAGGAGATCTCTGTAAGACATTACATGAGTAGAACCGAAGTCGTTCACAATCTTCTGAGTTGCCTGTGCAAGGTTGGTGGTTCTCATATCAGAATTTGCATATGCACCGGTTGTTGTATTTGCAGCAGAACCTTCTGTATACTGACCACTATCCGTATTGTGCATCTGTGCGCTATACAGAGCAGAGTCAGGAACGAGGCACATGCAGTTACCCATAGATGCGTTGTCTCCAATCTGTTTTCCAAGATTGAATCCAGCGATTCGATATACAGTACCATTGATTGTAAGATAATCACCTACATACAGGTCATCGAATGTACCTGCCTGAATAGCTTTTGACATAGCGGAAGTATAAGAAGTCCCAAGATTCTTGCCTCTAAAAATAGAGTTGTGACCAGCAGCGCTGTTTCTTACAGAATTACTAGTCTATAGAATTATTTCAACCAAGTAATAATCCATGCACTTCGTAAGAGAGCTCCAATTTGGAGTTTCCGTTAAAAGTAATTTTACCTAAATCTGAATTAATAACAATACTTGACGTATTGGTATTTGATGCATTGAAAGAAAGTAGTTTTATAGAATATTTTGTTCCATAATTGATGACAATCGAAAAAATTACATTCCTTCCAATATTACCGGAAATCAATAATAAACCAATAGCCGTGTCCGATATATTATATTTGATCGTTGCTGTTTTGTCATTTATTGTCATATTAACGTCTATTAGTTTGATTCTTGTCTTACTATTTAATTCGTTAATGGCGCCAGGGATTGTCTTATTAGTCGTATCAAGCTGAGAGATACCCTCGGACACGATTTTCTTAGCAATCCATTTCCACAGATTGCCGAAAGTAAACTTTTTATTCACTTTGGCTGGGGTGTCGTAGATGAGAGCAAGGTCGGTGTCTACCGGTTCTGTTTTTTCGGTGTAATCTGTGAATTTTGCCAATTAGTTTTCCTCCTTATTGAGCTGATTATTTTCAATATATTCATCAATTGCGGCGATATGCTTTTTCAATTCCGGGTTAACCGCGACAAAATTGCCGCGGTTATTCTGACTGATAAGGTCGCCGGAATCGTCCACCTCTGAATAGGTGTAAGCGATCCGGATGCCCTCTCCGGTTACTAATTTCGTAAAACTTGTTAAGACTTTCATTGTTTCTCCTTTCATGCTATAATTTTCGATTCTACATAATCAATATACGTCTGATAGCCGATTTCGCTGTAGTCCAATTCCGGCTCTTTTTCATATGGAGTTTCGTTCTTTTCCAGTCTTTCTAGCGTGTAATCTGCCTGTTTAGCTTTCAGCTCCCATGAAAAGCTAATATTTGGTGTTCCTTTGACCAAAAAGTAGTCTGCCGTTTTTTCCTCGATCCACAGGTCACCACATCCCTCTTTTTGCAAGAACACGTTATACTTGTCATTTCTCAGCACTGTTTCGCCGAAAATATCGTCAATCTGAACGTAGCACAGGCCGTTTTCGTCCGTTTCCGCTTCTCCGATGTCTCCGAAGAACGGGCTTGGCATCTCATAGCAATACTGGAGACGCTGACCGTAGTTTTCGGTATCTACAATTCTATTTTTGGTTCCAGAAGTGTAAATTCCCTCTGCGGTTACATGTGAACCTTTTCCAAGTCCATTTCCTATTGCATAAAAGCCGCCGTTTGCATCCTCTTTTCCGGCTTTCATGTATACGCCATAATTCGAGAGTGAATCAGTGACAGAGGAATATCCGGAAAGATCGTCGGTGTAACACATTCCGAAGTGTCCGCTTGTCCACGTGCTGCCAATTCCAGCTCCCGTTGATTTGTCAAGCAATCGAACGCCAGGGAATAAGTACGGATTCATTTCAAAAATATATTCTTTCCGAGTAACGCCAAGTCCCCAGTTAGCCGTACTGTCAACTTTTACGCCGCCTGTGGAGATTTTGACAGCTTCATTTCCGTTGACCGTGCCTTGTATATAGTCATTTTGTGACTCAAGGTGGATCTGCGTACCATATATGGAACCTTTCTGCAAATTAAAACCGTCTTTGTTCCAGCTTCCGATCTTATTTCCACTGGAATCATACACTTCCGCTTGACCGTTGCCGTTGTTGACTCCGCCAAGTTTTAAGGTTCCTCCTTGTGCGTACGAGAAATTGAGGTACAGTTTTCCATCTTTCAAGAAAAGGCCCTGTGCAGCGCCGTTATTGGTGAGTCGGTTAAAAATTTCAAGCTGTGTTAAGGCCTTGTCCAGTGCATCTACCGCGGAGTTGTCCGTGTATTTATTCCGCTTCTGCCAGTCGGATGCCACGTACGAGCCAGACTCACGAGCCACAACGCAGGTAAGAATGTCGGATGTCGCCGAGCTGAACCACAGGTCGCCGATCGAGTACGGAGGTT